TAAATCGTTCGTCGCTTAGAGGCTGCTTAATTGGTTTAGGCGCAAACTCTGCGGTTATCTCTTTAAGGTATCTAACATCGTCAAACTTGCCCATAAAAATATCCGCGTTAAACCCTAACTTAGATATAGCCTTTGTAAGTGTATCCGTTTCTATTTTCTTTGCAAAGTTATCGTCTAGCATAGTTTTGGCGTTATTTATGTACAACTTGCAGGAGTTTATAATTTCAAACTCTCCCTTTGGAAAGAAAAAAGTACCTTTAAAAACTACCATGTCGTATTTGACAAGAGAGTAATCTAGCTCTATATTTTTAAACCCCCAAGTTTGCCCGTATACTCCGAATTGCTCCGTTACCATCATAATTTGGTATTGTGGCGCAATTGCAGTTATAGACATTCCGCCTATTTTAGCTTTTTTAGTATACTTTGGGTTTGTTTTTTCTACGCTATTCCATAGCTTTAAATTGTTTACTTGCATAATAATCTGGTTTTATATTTTGTTAATCTATTTTGTGTCCTAATATTAAAATTTGCGTCTAGTAAACGCTCCGATTCAGTCCCAAAGATACGATAATAAGGATTATCTTTTGCTATTATGTAGTCGTATCTTACAGATAATATCTGTAGCATACTATTAACTCGTTTTATCTTATCTTTATTACTCATAATTTGCAGCTATCACATTAACGAGTAAATCGTTCTCCTCGTCTGTTATGTCTATATCGTCAAAGTCTTGGTCGAATACAGCTAATATATCAATATCAAAATGAGCATCGCCTAGCGTTACGTCCTCAGTCTCAAAGTGAGTACCATGCGAGTAGGATACATCTCTACTAGCGTAGATACTAAACTCTAAACCATAAGCGCCTAGCTGTGCCTCTACAAAATCCTGCTGTAGTACCTCGTTATCGTGGTCGCTTTCCCATTCTATAATCGGAGCGGCAAGCTCCTGTATACTATCTTTTAATGTTTTCATTCTTTATTTTTAATTTTAATATTCTTTTTTTGATTGCCTTGCGTTTTTCACAAAGCGGCAAGCTGTCGGCTATTTGCTGTAGCTTTTGTATAATTTTCTTTTTTGTTCTCATGGTTTTAGTTTTGTTTCAGCTCCTCAATTATAATGATGTAAGGGAATATGCATTTCATAGATAATAATTAATATTTAGCTAAACATTATTCTACCTTGGTAGTTATGGGCGTTACCCTCTCTTTTAAATGACTTTAGTACTAAGTCGTTTTTTACACCTCTAACCTGCTTAAGTACTTCGTACATTTCTGTAATATCATTATATTGTATGTAAGTCCACTCGTTTTGCATAATGTTTATTTTTGTTTTTGTAAATATATATATCTTTTTTAGTTAAAAAAAACTTTTTAGACATTGTTAATAAAAAAATACAAAAAAGTGTAACAAAATCTATATATTATAATACTAACAGATTAAAATAATAATGTTAGAAAAATTAGTACAAAGAAATAAAGATTGGCTTGCAATCGCTAAAAGCATTTGCGGAGATTACCACAAGGCTCAAGATATTGTACAAGACATGTACATAAAACTCCAAAATTCTAAATTCCAAAGCGATTGGTTTGTGATTCATACAATGCGAAACCTTTACATCGACCAGATAAGAAAAAACAAAGAGGACTTATTTATCGAGGATATAAACTTAAAAGACTATAAAAATACTTTTGAGCCAAGCGACAAGCAACAGATATATTTAGATAGGTTTAACGACCTGCCTATGGTGCAACAGGAATTGATACAAGAGAGTTTTGATAAATCTACAAGACAGATAGGACGAGAGTTTAATATTAATTATTGTTATGTACATCGTCAAATACATAAAGGACTTAAAAAAATTTTAAAAGAGGATTACAAAAAATATAAAAATAGTAATCTAAAACACTTAAAAAAGCGTAAAAATGAAAGTAACTAAAAAAGACCTTAAAAATTTTAAAGGAGACAAAAGAGGTAAAAAATACAAAAAAATGAAACTTGCCTACGATAAATCTATCGAGACTAAAAATGTGGACGATGTGGGGATTGGTACAACAATCGAGAAAGTGCTTAAAGCTACGGGGGTATCTAAAATTGTAGAGGTATTTACTCCAGAGGGCAAAGATTGCGGCTGTGACGAGCGCAAAAGACGCTTAAACAACTCGCCAACTTTTAACGTATCGCAGAAACCTAAACGCTGTATGGATAAGGCTATGTTTGAGGCTTACGATAATTTTTTTAAGACAAGAGAGGTAGATAAATGGAGCGCAGAACAGGCGAAATTAGTGTTTAATACTTACGAGTGGGTATTTGCTTTAAGATACGATACAAAGCGTATGTGCGCAAACTGCAACGGAACGGCTAACATCTTAAAAATGATTACTGCGAGTTTAGATAAAGTATACGAGAGTTATTAACAATATAATATACTAGTTTTAAAAAGCCTGTAATTTGATTTATAGGCTTTTTTTGTGTTTATAGGCGACAAACACGACATAATTTTTTAGCGTGTCGTGTGCATTATCTTAGTGATAGCAAGGGTTTACAAAGAAACACGACATTTGGCGTGTCGTGTTGTGTATTTTGAAACTGAAAAAATAAAGCGCTAGTATTTATAAAAAAGACGACACGACACTTTTTTGTCGTGTTTTGGCAACAAAGTCAATGCCACACTGGGCGGAGGACACGACATCGCGATTTTATTTTGTCGTGTTTGTCGTGTTTGTATTGTTTATAACTATAGGGATTAATTTAAAACAAAGTCTTTATATTTGTAGTGATTGTCCGCTCAAGTATAATCACAAACAGCAAATCGTAGGAGGTTAGCTTTCACATTATAAAACTCTTATTTTTTAAGCTCCTCCTACCTTGAGCTTATTTAATAGGAGTTTTTTTATACAAGCAAATGATAAAACTAGATATACAAAAATGTAATAACTTAATCGAGAGAGGTTTCTCCCTTATTACGGCAACGGCGGATAAAATACCTGTAGGAAGTTGGAAACAAGCGCAGGAAACAGCTACAGATATAGAGGGTTTTAGAGTAAAGTATCTTAAAACAAAAGCTAAAGCTGTCGGGATTGTTACAGGATTTAACGACTTGGAATGTTTAGACGTAGATTTAAAAGTGTTCTCTACCGCTAGAGAAAAAAAAGAGTTTTGGGCGGAGTATATTAGCTTTTTAGAGGATAACATCTTTAATTTTAAAGATAAGTTTGTGATAGCTAAAACTATAAACGACGGATTTCACATTTTATATAAGTCTAAAAGAGCGGAGGGAAACCTAAAGGTCGCTAAACTTAAAGGTCATAAGCAGCAGATACTCGAGACTAGAGGAGTAGGCGGATATATTGTAGCTTATGCCGACATATTAAACGGCAAAGAGTATACAGATATTGATTATATAAGCGACGAGGACCGAGCTATTTTATTTTCTATATCCAAGACATACGACCACAAAGAGGAGGCTATAGAGGTAATCGAGAAACCTAAAAAAAACAAGGCTATAACTACAGGCTTGACCGCTTGGGAGGATTACAACAATAAAACAAGTATACTAGACTTAATAGGCGCAGACTTTGACGTAGTTAGAAACCTAAAGGATAAGTATATAATAAGACGCAAGGGCGCAGATTCCGCTCATAGTGGATATATCTATAAGGATAACGGATTATTGTATCTCTTTACCTCTGGAACGTCTTTCGAGGCAGAGAAAGGATATAATCCCTTTATGGTTTACGCTCACTACATACATAACGGCGACAAGAGCCTTGCTGCTAAAGAGTTATACTCTCAAGGCTTTGGCTCTCGTATTGCAATAGATGCTCCTATAAGCGTTGCTATAGAGGAGAAAGAGGTTTGCGTTAATACAGAGTTTCCATTAGAGATATTTCCTGTCGATTTACAATATTATATACTAGAAAGACATCGAACGCTAAAGCAGTCTATTGACTACATGGGTTGTAGCTTGTTATTTTTAACCTCTATTATAGTAGGTAACTCACAACAGATAAAAATTAAAAACGGGTGGAAAGAAACGCCTAGTATTTGGCTCTCTTTAGTAGGAAAGGCAGGAGTAGGAAAGACGCCGTCTATTAAAGGTATTACGTTCCCTTTAGATAAAGCAAATAGCACAGAAATAAAAAAGTATATTGTAGCGGAGGCTAAATTTGAGGAGTTTAACAATATGGAGGCTAAACAAAAAGTCTTAAAAGAGCCTGTTTTTAAGCCAAAGAAAACGCAATTTTTAGTTAACGACGTAACTCTTGAGGCGCTTGTAGAATTACACAACGAAAACACAAACGGCATAGGAGTATTAAAAGACGAGCTTGCAGGTTTCTTTAAGGATATGAACAAATACAGGGAAGGTGGCGATATGGAGCATTGGCTATCCTCTTGGAGTGGCGGCGAGATTAACCTAAACAGAAAGACCGCAAAGAGTAGCTTTGTAGAGAGAGCTTTTTTGCCAATTATGGGCGGTATACAGCCTAGCATATTAGACGGATTCCAAACAGAGGAGAATAAAAGCAACGGATTTATTGACCGAATGTTATTCAGTTATCCAGAGCTTGAGGTCGAGGACTACGTAGACGAGGAAATTGAGCAGGATTTACTAGATTGGTACGAGAATTTTATTATTAAATTTTACGAATCCACAAAAAGAAATCTAAAATTAAACGAGAGTAACGTAGTGGAGGCAGTAACGGCAGAGTTTACTCCAGAGGCTAAAATAGAATACAAGAGAATACACAAGGAAATTACATCGATGCAAAAGAGCGAGGATATAGCAGAGGGTAATAAGTCGATGCTGCCTAAAATGAAAGCCTACGTCGCTAGATTTGCCCTGCTAATTAACACGCTAGAGTCTCAAAAAAATAAAGAGATACACAAAGACGAAGTCTGTAAGTCTAGTATTTTAAAAGCTGAGAAATTAGCGCATTATTTTATAGATATGGCTAATAAAATTAAAATCGAGAGCGCCGAGCGTACTAAAATTAAAAGCAGTTTCGATAATAAAAAAGACGCCTATACTAATTTTAAAAGTATATACACTAAAAACCCCGACGTATCTCAAAAAGATATTGCCGATATGCTAGGCAAATCTATACGAACAACGCAGAGATATATTACTAAATTTAACAGCGAGAAATCATGAAAAACCAAACCAACCGCTACAGGTTAAACCAAAAAGAGGAAAGCGCTCTGTTAGAAATGAGAGCAAAAGCCGACAAGTCTAGAGTCCTAGTTATTGGAGATGTACACTTGCCATTTGAGCGCAAAGACTATTTGCAATTTTGCAAGGATACATATAAAGAGTATCAATGTAATAGAGTCGTTTTTATTGGCGATATAATAGATAATAACTATGCGTCCTTTCATTCTAACGACCCCGACGCAGATTACTCCGCAGGCGCAGAGTTAGACCTTTGCGTAGAGCGAGTAAAAGATTGGTATGAGGCATTTCCAGACGCAGAGGTTTGTATAGGTAATCACGACGCTATAATAATGCGCAAAGCTTTCGATAGTGGCGTGCCTAGAGTTTGGATAAAAGAGTTTAACGACGTGCTAGGGACTCCGACTTGGCAATGGGTTACGGATACCTATATTGACGGCGTGCGTTATGTACATGGGCATAAAAGCTCTAAGGCAAGGACGGCAGCTCGTAGGGATATGGTCTCCACAATTACGGGGCATTTTCACACAGATTTCTATATAGATTATATGTTTGGAAAGACTAGAGCTATTTTTGCCATGGCTGTCGGGTGTGGTATTGACGACTCGCAGTATGCTTTTGCTTACGCCGCAGGAGGTAAAAAGAACGCCATAGGCTGCGGAGTAGTATTAAACGGAGGGCAGACTCCTATACTCGTTAAAATGAATCTAGATAAATATAAGAATTAATTTTAAACCAAATCAAATATAATAATTATGAAAGTAACAGGAAAGATTACCAAAGTTTTAGAAACGCAAAAAGGAACGTCCGCAGCAGGGAAAGATTGGCAAAAGCTATCTTTTACTTTAGAGACTACAGAGGACTATAATAACCTATATTGTTTTGATGTATTCGGAGACGAGAAAGTAGAGCAGTTTTTGAAATACAATAAAGTCGGGCAAGAGGTAGACGTAAACTTTAACGTACAAACAAACGAGTACAAAGGAAAGTATTACACGAGCTTACAATCTTGGAAGATATTCAAGGCAGAGGCAGCAGGGGAGACTCCAGAGACAGCTCAAGACGAGGCAAGTGACGATTTGCCATTTTAATAATTCGGGGAGTTAGCGCTCCCCTTTATTTTTTACACAAATGAAAGACCAAATACTAGAGGATTTAAAAGCAGAGTTTAACGCTCGCTCGGAGGCAGGCATAAAAAAATATAATACTACTCTGGAGGATAACAACAAAGACGATTTTCTGCAACACTTAAAGGAGGAGTTAATGGACGCCGCTTTATATATCCAAAAGCTGCAATCTGTAGAGCCTAATTACTGCGGTTGTAATATAACCTATACACTAAATGAATGATAGCGGAGATATTACAGCAAAGTTTACAGCTACAGAAAGAGCTATCGACAAGCTACAACAGCCGACTATTAAAATCGAGAGAACTCGCAACGCAATACGAGAAACTCAAAAACGAAACGAGGGAGTTAGAGCAGAGCTTGAGGCTATCCAAAAAAGAATTAAAAAAGGTTATAAGGCAATACGAGAAAGCTCAGACGAGCAGCAAAGAATTGCAGAGGCTAAAAAAGAAATCTCAAGACTTGGCGGACTTATTGCGTGGCAAGACAACCGCAGCAAACAATTTAAAACAATCATCGAGAGGGGTTATTAATAATAAGCATATTTTGCAATGATTAAACTCCGACCATACCAAAACGAGATTATTAAATCCTTGCGCAACTCATTTAAACAAAACCGCAGGACTATACTCTGCGCGCCAACGGGAGCAGGTAAAACGATTATGTTTACCTACTTAATATCGGAGCATTTAAAACGCGGAGGGAACGTCCTAGTATTAACTCATAGGAGCGAGCTACTAAAACAAGCGGGTAGCTCTTTCGAGAAGTTTGGACTCACTCCCGAATATATAACGAGCGGCTCAAAGCCAGACCTAGAGGCAAGGCTACATGTCGGTATGGTCGAAACAATAGACAGGCGTAAAGAAACCTATACAGATTTTATAGCGTCCAAGACTTTAGTAGTAATCGACGAGGCTCACTTAAACGTATTTACAAAGCTACTCCCTTTGATTAACCCCCGAGCCTATGTAATAGGAGCAACCGCTACTCCAGAGCGAAAGGGAAAGGCTGCTGTATCTCTCGACGAGTTTTATACCGATATAGTACAAAGAATAGATACTCCCGAACTTATTAAAATGGGTTTCCTATCCTCTGCAAATAGCTACGGCGTTCCAATAGATACGAAAGGATTAAAGCGCACAGGAGCGGATTACGATACCGCAAGCTATTACGAGGATAATAAAACATATATCGGAGTCGTAGACAATTGGGTAAGGATTACAGAGAATACAAAGACCTTATTGTTCGCATCGAATGTAAACAGCTCTAAGGTCGTATGCGAGCAATTTAATGCAAGAGGATACGAGGCAAAGCATATCGACGGAAACACCCCCAAGAATGAGCGAGAGGCGATACTACAATGGTATAACAAAACCCCGAAAGCAATTATCTGTAACTGCGGTATTTTAAACGCAGGTTTCGACCAGCCAGACATCGAGACTATAATACTATACAGAGCTACAACCTCGCTCCCTTTGTTTCTGCAAATGTGCGGACGAGGCTCAAGGACCACCGACAAACTAAACACCTTTAATATACTAGACTTTGGTAATAATATCAAACGGCTAGGGCATTGGGAGAATCCTAGAGAGTGGAGTCTTAAAAAGAAACTCACAAGAGAACAACCTGCGCCCGTAAAAGATTGCCCGAAATGTAAGGCAATACTATTAGCATCTACAAAAGTCTGTCTTTATTGCTCTCATAAATTCATAAATAAAAAAGAGGTAGAGATTGCTAGGCTTGAGCTAATCAAAAACGAGGTAATTAAAAACTACAGCGAGATGTCAAACAAAGAGCTAGCGCAAGCAGTAAAGGATAAGTATATAACTGCGGCTTGGGTATTGCATCGCAAAACCTGCCGACAAGACGCTAGAGATTTCCTTGAGGCGGTGGGATACAAAAAGAGTTTTGAGTATGTAAATAAAAAAAGATTTAAAGTTTTTAGTTAACAGCTAAATGTTAAAGTTTTGTTAAAATTACAAATTTGTTTGTTTGTAAGTTATAAACATCTGTATATTTGTATCAAACAAAATAACTAAAACAAAACATTATGAAAACAACAGAAATCAACACTAAAACAGCTGAAATCGTAGAGTTACTATCTAGCGTATTTATTCACACCTTAACAACTACAAGCTATATGTGTAAGCAAAGAGTAACAGACGAAGTGATTAGAGTACTAGCATTTCATGGAATTACTCAAATGAGATACACTTGGAATGCTATAGACAGCGTGTACGCAAATCTAGCAACTATATGCACTAGCGAGGCATCTAACGCATTTGGATACAAAGCATAAACAACTAACGGGGAGCTAATCACTCCCCTTTTAAAATTTTATATCATGACGATAAGCAATTCAATTTTTGAGCATTACAGGATTAAACAAAGAGAAATCGAGAAAGCTGTTAATCTTTTAAGACGAAACGGATACTCAGTTAAGAAACCTTTAAAAACTAAAACAAAATGAAAAACTTACTACAAAGATTAAACCCAGATGTTAAAACAAAACTTGACCTACTTATAGAGGAGTTTCCTCATACTGCGAATAGAATCGTTAAAGAGCTAGAGACTAACAATAACGTCTTTGACCTTAATTTTTTAACCATGTCTATAATGCAGAAATTTCTATCCGTTAAACTTGACGATTTTTATTATATATTTGAGCATGATGTTAAGCGAGGTTAAAATACAAAGCCAGATATTCCAATGGCATTGGAATCACTACCCCAAAGAGAGAGGTTTGCTTTGCTATAACCTAAACAACTCCGCCAACAAAATAGACGGCAACAGAAATAAGGCGCTTGGATTAATTAAAGGGCGCGCCGATATGGTTTATTATTACAATAGCTCTGCCATTATGATTGAGCTTAAAAACGCCAAAGGAAAGCAAAGCAAAGACCAAATACTTTGGCAGGAATTACTAGAGTCTCAAGGATTCACATATATAGTTATCCGTAGCCTAGAAGAGTTTAAACAATTTAAAGAACAACTATGTTAAAAAAGATTAAAAAAGCAGTCGAGAAAGTAACCAGTTTAAAAATAGATAAGAATACAAGGCAAAGGGAGTATGTAATGGCGAGATGCTTATACTTTCATTTTGCTAGAGAGCTAACAGGTAAACCATTCGCAGAGATAGGACAAAGCACAGGACACCATCACTCCTCAGTATTGCACGCTTTAAATTGTTTCGATGTACATTACAAATACAGCGATTTTTTTAAACAAAGTTATCAATCCCTTGCCATGATTCTACAGCCTACAAAATCCAAAGAGTCTATAGTCGAGGAGCATATATCTTTGGACGAGGCAAAGGATAAGATTAAGAGTTTAGTAAAGGTTAATATAAAACTCCATGCAGAGATAAAAGAGCTTAAAAATAACCTGCCCGATTTCGATAAGTATTTCGACGGCATACCAAAAGAGAGAGTACAATTTTTTATTAATAACCAAATGAGCGCATTCTTAAATATGGAACGCGCTACAATTAAAAAGCATCAAAGTTATGAGCGAGAAAACGCCAAGATTAGAGAAACAAAGCAAACCATTAAACAAGCAAGTCTTGAGGAAACGGGTATCCGAACTAGAAACAAGGCTGTCAAATCTTCACTCCCTTGTTAAAGATATTGCACACAATCAGGAGGCAATAGTAACCGCGTTATCTTCTAACGAGATTAAAGACGTAGACGAGGCTCAAAGTACTGGAGTATGAATTACGACCTAATAAACAACATAGAGATTGACGGGATAGATACAAACGACTATCCCGACTTTTGCGACGCTTTTATAGTCTCGGCATATTACGACGGCGATATAATGACAGACGCCCAAATAGATACCTTAAATGAGGACTACGACTTTGTACACGACTGCGTATATAACGAACTATTTTAAATGAGCATACCCGTAATATTTGACAACCCTCACGATTTTTTTGAGGAGGCTACAAATCAAAACTATACAGACGCGCACGATTTATTTTATAGGTCTATGGTCGAGTATTTACTAGACGAGTCTATTCAGTATGTATGTACTTTTGTTTATAACGAATACGACAAGTATAATTTTGAGCCGCTATCCGACGAGGACGAGCAGATTCTCTCCAGAGACGCCCTGCTTTACTTTGAGCATATCGAGGAGTACGAAACTTGTCAATTAATATTTGAGGTTTTAAACGAATAGTATTGAAATGTTAAAGTTTTGTTAAAATTTGTATTTAGTGTGTTTATAACTAATAAACATTTGTATCTTTACAAAAACAAAACAACTAAACACAAATATTATGAAAGCAATTACAAGACAAGAATTTAGAGACTTAGAGGGAACAGAAATACAAAAATACTCTTGGTATATCAAAGGAGCTAACCTACAACAAGAGGTAGCATTATATGAGAGAATAACAAGAGATTTAAAAAAAATATACCAAGTAGTAAAATAAACAACGGGGGTGTAAAAACCCCCTTAACAAAACAGATATGAAAGAAATAACAAACAATTTAGAACACGTGATTAATGACATTCAAGCAAGTATAGATAACAGCCTTGATAAAGATGAGGTGTGTATGCTTACAAGAGCAAAGCAAGAAGCTATGGTTACCCTAACTACATTAAGATACATAAACCAATAAACAAAAGACGGGAGTTGTCCGCTAACAATAAAACTTGGTCGTTGCGCGGTTACTAGGAGGCTGCTCGTCTTTTTTAAAATAACAAAATTATGGAATTAAAAACAGCACTAAAAAGATTATTCGACAAAGACCTAGATTTAACTACTAATCAAATAGACAAATTAATCACTATTATAGGAGACCATTCTAAGCACGAATTTAACGCAGGCTTTAAAGCCGCAAAAAAGCCAATATAATGAACTGGACTCTCGAAATACAATTCCATTTCCCACATGACCGCTTTTTGTTCGGTTGGGAGTATATGGCTCAAACCAAAGAATACAATTACAAAACTATAAAGCTGTATTTATTTATAGCAACACTAACCCTAGACTTTTAAACCATGACAAAATTAATAAATAGAATACTCGTAAATTACTCAATAGTACCTTATAAGACAATCACATTAAAAACGGGCGTAGTTATAGACCACTACAGAAACGGACTCGTTAAAGTTTAGTTTTGTTTTGTTTAGTTTTGTTAGCCCTGCCTTAATCGGTGGGGTTTTTTTATATAAGAAACAATAGTATATATATTTACGTCTTATATATAGGACTAATACTAATAGTTAGTGCCTATTAATAATATGACAAAAGGAGCAGGCAATGTCGGTTGGTCTACAAAGACAAAAGGAATAGACAGACGCAAGAATCAATTTAAGCAGCTTATAACGGAGGCAACCTCTCAAGAGAACTTTATAGCTGTCTTTCAAACTTTAGAGGCGTCAGCTATGACAGGAGACGTCCAGAGCGCCAAGCTCTACCTAGAGTATACAATTGGTAAACCTATGCAAAGCGTAGATATAACCTCGGAGGGCAATAGCGTAAACATTCCGACTATATCCTTTACCTCAACTATTGACGTAACTCCAGAGAATGAGTAACATAAAGCTCAGTGAAAAATTTGCGCCGTTGTTCGATATACCCGACGGCGTGGATACGTTTATTATAACAGGCGGCAGATTCTCTCAGAAGTCATTTGCGACGTCTCTAAGCGCTTTAAATAGTTGTACGAAGTATGGGCATCGAATTTTATATTCAAGGTACACAAACGCCTCTCTCAAGGATTCCATCTTTGCAGAGGTAGAGGAGAAAATCGAAATCATGAATCTGGAGGACTCTTTCGAGTCGCAACAAAATAGGATTGTCTCAAAATTCAATAAGAGCAAAATAGTCTTTAAAGGATTAAAAGCAGGTAGTGCTGTGCAAAGTGCAAACCTAAAGGGATTAAAGGATTTCTCTATGTTAATACTTGACGAGGCGGAGGAGATGCAAGACGAGGCAATCTACGATAAGATAGTGCTATCGATTAGAGGTAACGACGCAAGCAATCCAAACCGAAATATAAAGGTCTTAATCTTAAACCCTACGAGTAAGGAACATTTTATCTATATGAAGTACTACGAGAGTAGAGGCGTGCAAGAGGGCTTTAATGGCGTAAAGGATAACGTCTGTTATATACATACCTCCTACCTCGATTGTTTGGAATTTGTACCCGACGAGATACTAGACTATTTCGAGGATATGAAAGTCAGCAATCCAATCAAATACAATCATGTCGTGCTTGGCTCTTGGCTATCAAAAGCGGAGGGCGTCGTATATAGTAATTGGAGATTCGGCGAGTTTAACCCCGACGGCTTGCAGGTTATCTTTGGACAGGATTACGGCTTTACAGACCCGACAACCTTAGTAAAAATTGCGATAGATAAAAAGAACAAAATAATCTATGCAAAAGAGGAGCTTTATAAATCGAAGTTAACCATCTCAGAAATATACGCAATCAATAGACAGAGAGCAGGGCGCAATCTAATCATAGGAGACAGCGCAAGCGCAGGAACTATCGCAGAGATGCAAAAGCTAGGTCTTAATATTAGAGGCGCTAAGAAAGGCGCAGGGAGTATCGCGGCAGGTGTGGCATTGATTCAAGACTACGAGCTAGTAGTACACCCAGAATCTAACAATATGGCAAAGGAATTAAACAACTATATCTATTCGGATAAGGGCGCTAATTTATTTTGTGATTTGTACAATCATAGTCTCGATGCGCTGAGGTACGGAGTTTCTCATTTGCTTGCGAATCGTGGAAAGGTAGAGATAAGGTAA